TGGTGGTGCCAATATTGAACCCGGCAGCACCGGAGTCAACCACGGTAAAATAACCAATTGTTGCAGTATTCGCCGTGGGGGCCTGGGTAGCAAGATTGAGCAATGCATCCTCGGCATTATCCCATGCCATTTGTGCGCCAGTGTCCTGGGTCGTTACAACACCAGCCCTGTCGATTAGAATCCGCCAGGCACCATACTTGTTCTGTATGACATCGCCGGAGTCCTCAAGGGTGATCGTGGTGTCGAGATCGGCGTAATACTCCTGACCGCCAATCTTATATTGAACATGACCGGCACCGAGCAGAGTTACTGCAGCTGTTCCGGCGATTGTAAAGTCGCCACCGATCACCCCATCTGCGTCGTTAAACGAGATGATATTGTTCATAGTGTCCTCGTCGGCGTCAACCTCAGTTGACCACGTAACTTGGGCGTCATGATCTACAATCATTTCGTCATTTAAGGTTTTCTGTGTTGCTGCGTCGTCATGCAGCTCTTCGATCAGGGTTTCAGTCTGATCAACAGCGGTCTTAGACGTAGCATGGTCGGTTCTCAGTTCATTCGCCAACGTTCTTAATGCCGTAAGCTCTGTCCTAATTACCTCCCAGACCTTTCTGATATGGATAGCATCCACTGCGTTCGCAAGTGAAGATGCTCGTTTCTTAATACTCTCAGACATTTCTATTCCTCATTCTGAAATCTGGAATTAACCCCGGCTCTTTACACCGGGGTCGTTTAGCTTACCTCTTACAGATCGGTGACGCCACTTTCAAAACGGACAAAGAAATTCTCGTTCGCCCTAACAGGTGCATACCAGAAGTCAGCGCCAACATACCCGAAGGTTCCGCTGGGATTCGCATGACTCTTGACCGACGGAGGCAGGTAGGTCGGGGAGATGGAAGTTTTTCCATGTCCCTTGAGACTTACATGACCCCAGGCTTCCTCAGCGATGATCAGCCAAGGATATACGTCAACGTTGGCAGCACCGGCAGACTTCATCCCGTTCAAGGACGCTGACCCACTAGCCAGGAAAGGACGAAGAAGCGCAGAGCTTACGAACCTGAACTCTTCACAGGCTCCAAACTCCCTATCGTGTACCGGCTTGATTGCGGTGCCGTACTTAATACGGTCGGTGTAGTTCGGGAGATCCCGGACATCAGCCGCACAGTCGGTATGGCAGAATACGACGAAGCAGGGCGCAACACCCTGGGTACCGAAATTCGGGCCAGGTTTGATCGAGGTCGTTACCTTGGCACCCAGGTTGTTCTCCAGGGTCCGGGTAATGGAACGAAGCTTGTTGATACTGATAGCGGTATTGACATCACCACGACCAGAACCGTTTGCATAGGTGACGGTAGTTCCTGCCTTGAATTCGCCAAAAGCGACGAGTTCGGCAACTTCACCCATGGTTTTCCCGGTCAACATTTTCATGTCATTCGGGATGACATCCTCATACATCAAAGCGGCCTTGGAGGTCAACTTAAAGAGGACAGCATATTGTCTCAGAGTAACCGACACGTCGGTATAGCTGATAGTCGCAGGGGTAGGGATTGCACCCTCAGCCAGCATAAAGTCGGTGGCGGTGATATTTGCAACACCATTGGCCGACATGTTATACGGATCAACCCGACGAAATACCAGGGTATCAGTCTTGTTGAGCGGCATTTCCTTCTGCATACCGAAAGACCCTAACACAAAATAGGGCTCGGCGTATTTTAACATTTCGAGTTCTGCTCGAATGAGGTTCCGAGACGGAACCAGAGTATATGTTTGATTAGCCATTACTTACTTCCCCCAAATCTGTTTTGAGATGTGGTTGCGGTATTCCGCCTCTGTCATCTCTGCTTCTGATTTAACCTTTAGGGCTTGGGTGCTCTTTCTGGTTTCGGCTGAAAGATTCAACCTTTCTTGACGTTCTCGCGCAGTGTCGGGCAGGGCAGCTTTCGCCGCCTTGTGTGACTTGTACTTGTCGAGAAGATCAATACCGTCTAACGCATCCCACGACCCATATTGGTCCTGAGTTTCTTGTGGCTGTCCCTTCAGCCATGGCATGAATTCGGGCTCATTCACGAGGGTCTTATGATCCTTATGCATCATGCGGAGGAGCTTTAGCTCGAATGCGAGTTGCTGCTTGTTCAGCTTTTCATCGAAGTCGGTCTTCATCTCGGCCCGTATCCGCTCAACCTCTTCAACTGGTATACCCTGAGAACCGGCACCGTGTCCGGTGGCGATAAGAATATCCTTGAATGCTGTCGCGTGATCCGGGAAGTCGAGGGAGAATGTTTTCCATCCTTCGTTACTCGCCAATGCGGCTTCTACTTCCTGCTTAGTTGGCTGTTTCGAGGCCGGGAATGCGGCCTTTAAATCCCGTAGCCTATTATCAATACCGCCAACTCTACTTTCGGCCTGTTTCAACCGTCCCTCCATCCCATCTATTCCACCAAGCTTCGAGTTGATGTCAACTATTGCCTGACGGATTACTGGACTTACATCCTTCCAGGGGTCGGGAGCTTCCTCAGTTTGCTTGTCGTCATCTTTGGCGATTTCCACATCTTCACTGGCGACATTTTCAGGCGGCAGTTCCGACGCTTCTTCTCCACCAAAGACTTCTCTGTTAAGCTCATTGCGTAGATCGATCTCTTCCTTGGACATAATTGGTACGGTTTCTTCATCTTCGAACATAATTCACTCCTCTCCCAGCTTATCGGTGGGGGGCTTGCGGGCGCGAAATGCGGCCTTTGTTAACTTCTTCGGGTATTCGTTGCATCCTCTTTATCAATCTGATCTCTCCACGTATGGCGGATGTTTGATCCGGCGTGTTGTGGATAGAATCATTTCGCTTTCTAGCATCGGCCAGGAGGGATTCGAGAAGGATGACAATTGCTGACCACGTTTGAGAATTCTCATCAAAATAGGCTGGTACTTGCCATGACCTTTCCGGTTCCAATGTCCTTTCAAAATTGTCTTCCATATCTTACCTGGGGTATGATTCGCCTACCGGTGCCCTACCTGGGGGTTCGGTCGGTGGATGTGAAACCTCAGGCACAGCGGTTCGTTCCATCTCTTTGTCCTGTCTGGCCTTATTCGCTAAGACCCATTGCATATTCATGCCTTCGGAACCAAGAGCAAGTTGGACTTTCAGCTTGTCGAGTTCGATATTGCGCTTCTCGCTATACTCCATCATCTTAATCTTGAGATCCGCCTCTTTCATAGCTGCTGCATGGTCGCGCTCTTTCTGTGACTCCTCGGACTTGAACTGCATTTCAGATTCTAAGAGCTGTTGCTTAAGCATCTGGATCTGCATATCTCCATCGCTCTTAAGTTGGGCAATCTGTATCTGTGCTGCTGCGGCGCTAGCCTCAGGGCTTTGCGGCTGTCCCTGTTCCTCTTCTCCGGTCTTTTCTCCCTTAAGGATGTCGAGGTGGCTCGAAGAATAGAAAAGCTCTATTGCCTTATCCCAATCCGTTCGCCTGGCGATATCCGGATCTTGCTTCAATTGAAAGACCTGGAGCAGCTGCTGCCTCATCTGGTCCTTCTCGTACAGTACCGATGCACCACGAGGGTCTACGTCAAGATCTTCCTTAATCGAATCATCCTCATTGTACTGCATCTCGAAATCGTACCACCTGCGAAGGTGCGGAGTGGTGATAGTATCATCCCACCTCTTGACCTTAGATCGGAAGGTTACGTTCGACGAATCGACAACGATATTGGTGGCTCCGAGAGTGTCAGGTGCTTCTTTCGCCTCGCCCTGAAAGATCGTTGGAGTAGCGGTCATCAGGTCGATAAACTTAAGGGCGAGTTCAAGCATCGCCTGAAGGGGTGCCTGATTGTTGTCCAACTGTACCTGGGTAATTGCCTTGCGCACATCATCCAGATCGGTATTACCGTCCCATCTCCAGAGCTTCTTGCCTGCGATCTCCCATATTCCGTCATCCGGAGTCAGCCCCATTATAGCGAGGTTGGCACCAGCCGAATCACCCGCATTGTCACACATCTGGCGCCATGCAGCGTTGATAATTCTCTGAGCCCACATGATCTTGATCGGCTCACCGGCTCCCCATGGTACGTCGGCAATGGATGTCCATGAGAAAAAGTCATAGGGAAGATCACCAGTATCAAGCAGGTTTAGAGTGGCTTTCACTGGGCGGTCGTTGATAAAGACTATCCGCGCCGATACCGGCCTACCGGTAGGGCACTTACAGCCTAACAATTCCATGTACTCTCGTCTAACCTCGCCGTTGTACTCCCACAACTCGTAGAGTTCACCGAGATTTGCGTTCTCTTCTTGGATCTTCATGTAATTACCACGAGAGTCGTAGGTAACCATGATTCTCTTCGGCTCTTCCTCAAGCACTAACTCAAGCTGCTCGGTACTGTAGCCGGGAAGACCAATCAGGCGCTGTACATCTCTCGGGCGGATTGTGTCCTTCTCCCAGATATAGCTACCCTTGCTTGGATCACCCTTGCAGTCAGCAGACGGGTAGACATTCCACGGACTAAGTGACACAGATATTGGCTTATTGTCCTCCTTGAACTCCAGGTTCCTAACCCAAACTGGAGGGCCATCCGGAATGGTCGGGTTCTTTGACTGAGCCCGCTTCCAAACCTTCTTGAGTTTCCTGGAGACACACGGTCCTTTGAGTATGCCGGTTCCGAGGTTGACCGCATTCTCCATGACCTTCCGCTCTTCAGAATTGAAGCTGCATTCGGTCAGAGCATCGTCGATTACTCGCTCCATCCCCCCCATGGCCTTTGTTACCTTGGCTTTAAGTGCAGTAGCAACTTGATCCATATTGGCCTGAGTTTTCCCGTCTGACATCATAACTGGATTGCCTTCGGACATGGCCATCCTGGTGTCGCCTACCATCTTCATTACTTCGGGGTTTGGCGTCGGTTTAAGCCCCCAGTTCTTCGCCCTGACAGGCAATAGGACATCCTCGAATCGGCCAAGGGAAACTTCGCTACGACCACGCACAA